TAATAATTGCCCAACTCACGCTTCACAAAATAAAAGTCGTCGCGGCTCAGATTGCCGAACCTTACAATCACGCGTCCTCCCTCAATGTATTTACTACTATTATTATAAGACTCGCAGTCAGCGAAGTCATAGTAGTCCCACTTGGTGCCGTCTTTTTCTCCAAGACATAAAACATTGTGCAATTCTGGACCTTTCCCGGTAAACGTGGTCCGAGTAAATCCTGCCTTCTTAAATAGTTCCTCAATTGTGATGCGGTCTGGAACAGGAACCCATGCTTTTGTGTCTCCCAATTGGATTGTGTCTTCCGTTTTGATTGGTCTAATATCTTCCACGTCACAACCAAACTCAATTCGAGTTTGTTTTGCTATTGCGTCAACTTTGGCATCACCAAGTCTCATTCTATATTCTTTGACCGATGGCATTCTGATTTCTATCCGATTTGATGTGTTTTTACGATTAGATGGTTTACCAAAAAAGTTTTCAATTTTTTTCTCCTTATAAAAGATATTTGTAATTTTTGTTTTTTATTCTGTATATAACATATTTGCACTGGTTATTTCTATATATTTGGAGGGACTCTGGCAATCAATTTCGCATAAATATATTTTTTCTGCACTTGACTTGTATAAAGAATAACTACTATATCCATCTGATCCAAAGATATTGTAACTAGGCTCACTTCTAGCCTGCATTTTGTTATATACCTCTTTTCCATCTATTAAATCGGCAATAGATATATAAAATTCCCCAACCGTTTTTGTGGGGTTTGTTTTACTAATAAAATCGTCCAGTTTTGCGCTAATAACTTCAATGTCTGACATTTTGCTCAAGTTCTTTACAGTCATTAAAGTTAAAAGAAACGAATCAATTTTTTATCAATATCTAAAATCCAACGCCTCTCTCTCATGTTCAAAAAGCCCGTCCATAAATAATTTGTTAAAATACAGAGGATTTCCGTCCTTTCTTTTCCACTCATACCACGATTCTTTTGACACACTAATAAACTTTGTTTTCTTTTCATAATTTACGCCATTTACGTTAATAACAACCAACAAAATAGTGCCACTGGGAATGTCTAATTTGGAAAGGTCAGCCTCCTCTGGTCTTTTAGGATTTGTGCAACATGCGGCACTAAAACCTTCCTTCTTCCCATTATAACAAGACTCACAAATTAAGTATTTTGCAACTGGTCCTATGTACGTGACCAATGGATTTTTGCTTTTGATGATGTGATATATTCTTGCGTAATTTGCTGACACTGGTTTGTCCGTCAATATTACCGTATTTTCTGTCCAAGTATCATTGAACCTTTTTTCTTTTGGTGCTTCCTTCAGCTTACCCATTACTTGCCATAGTCTTTCCATCATTTTGAATTGTGGATTGTTTTGGATTGTTTAATTTTTGCCAATAAAAAAGGTTTTCAATTTTTTCGTAAATAGAAGTGTGAAAAATTCTGCGTATTATATATTTTTTGTTATTATTAACTTGTAAATACTTGCCAATCCAGAATCATATTTATTATATTGAACTTGTTTAAAATTAAAATGATATTCTGGATATTTCAAAGACATACCATTTTTACAATTAATGTAAGCATTATTAAAACTGGATAACCGCGGATAGCACATGGGATTTGCGCCAATATCTCCTGCTACATAACATTCTTCATTTATATTATAATTATGCGGACCTATCTGCATAATTATACAATGTTTTTAATTTTAAATGGTTTTTGTTTGTTTTGATTTGATTTGTTTTAATTTGATTTGTTTTGATTTGATTTGTTTTGATTTGATTTGTTTTGATTTGAGTTGATTTGATTTGATTTGATTTGATTTGATTTGGCTCAACCTTTTCCAAAGGTTGATTAGATATTGAAAGCATAGTAATCAGATTTTACTGAACGTTGTTGGAATGACAACGCCGGATTTTGAGGTGGTGGTTCTGGAATCATCACTGGAATATATCTCAACTTTTCAGGTTTTAAGCAAAATGCATACCCACAATTATCAAAAAATGCATTATTTTCCTGTAAATTAACATCATTTTTCTGATACATCATACCAATCATTTGGCATCCAGTTTCCCTACACACAATTGCACTAGGATTTGGAGGGTTTTCACCATTGTCTGGCATTGAAATACTCATGTTTTGTTTATTGTAATCTTGCAACTCAATCAGGTCTGGTGTATTTTTCACATCATAATAATGCAACGCGCGCATAAACATTGAATTGCTCGTCATATTCACATACTCAAGAAAATCGGGTGTATCCATAAATGTGTTGTTTGATTTATCTACAATCACAACAATTTTCCCCACCAAATCTAGTAATTGAGAATTTCCAAAGTTTTTCCCATTTTGCTCAAAACTGGATGATGGTCCTAAAAAGAATGAATCGTAATTTTTAAACAAATTTGCAAAGTTTTGATACATTTTTTGATTTGCGCTCTTAAACCTGAAATGAAATATTATCGGATCCAGTGGGTTTGGTGCTGTGCTGGTCGCAAAAGCATAAGTTGTTACTATATTCATAACATCTGAAAAAGGCACAAAATTATATGTTTCCTTAATATTGTTATTATCTACTGTAGATGTGGCCACAACAGGTTGGTCGCCAATTGAAAAAATTTCAAAATCCAACCCACGAACTCCTTGTTTTAATGCATCTTTTAGTGCGCATGTTGATACATAATCATTTTTAAATGTTCCCGGACTGCAACAATTGTATGCAGTTTTAATATAATAGTCTTTTAATGTGTATTTGCAATTTGGGTCTGTAGGATTCAATGATTTTATTGATCCGTCTAATGTTGCAAATATATTGTCCATTCTATTACATTCGCGGCTTAATAAATTTCTCATATAGAAGTAATAACATAATGCACCAATAATAACCAATATAATCATACCGATTAACATATTAGATACAAAATTTTCCTTAAGATTTGCAATCATATTCATCTGTTTGTTCATAGCATCCATATCCTATTATATAATACTAATTTTAAAAATTGCAAAATGCATATATTATTTATAATAAATATTCAAAGAAAGTTAAATATAAATTATTTGTATACTATATCTAAAACAATGGCTGGAGGATTAATGCAATTAGTCAGTGAAGGACAACAAAATATTATATTAAATGGAAATCCATCAAAAACTTTTTTTAAAGCAGCATATGCTCGTTATACAAATTTTGGAATGCAAAAATTTCGTGTTGATTTTGAAGGAGCAAAAACTTTGCGTTTAGCAGAAGAATCTCTATTTACATTTAAAATACCTAGATATGCTGACCTTTTAATGGATTGTTATTTAAGTGTGGATATGCCTAATATTTGGAGTCCTATTATGCCTCCAAACACCGATCAAAATTCTGAACTTAATAATAGTGGGCAATGGGTTCCATACGAATTTAAATGGATTGAGTCTCTTGGAGCTTTGATGATATCTAGAATTACTATCACATGCGGCAATCAAACAATTCAAGAATATTCTGGTGAATATATTAAAAATATGACTGAACGCGATTTTAATGGAACCAAAGTATTATTGTTTAATGAAATGACTGGAAATATTCCAGAAATGAACGATCCCGCCAATTCTGGTGCTCGTGTAAATGCGTATCCTAATTCTTATTATAATCCAACTGGTGCAGGTCCTTCCATTAATGGAAGAACATTGTATATTCCATTAAATAGTTGGTTTAACTTCAAAACCCAGATGGCTTTTCCATTAATTTCTTTGCAATACAATGAATTGCATGTCAATATAACAATGCGTCCAATTCAGGAATTATTTCGTATTCGTGATGTGTTTGATAGCGCGAATAATTACCCATACATTTCACCCAATTTTAATTTATGGTATATGCAATTTTACAGATTTCTACAAACCCCACCTGATGTAGAACTAGGACTCAATTCTTATGTTGATACAAGAACTTTATGGAATGCTGATATTCATTTAAATTGCACATATTGTTTTCTTTCTAATGAAGAATCGCGATTGTTTGCTCTTCAAGAACAATCTTATTTATTCAAACAAGTGCGCGAGCAAAAATTTTATAATGTAACGGGTGCAAATAAAGTTCAATTGGATTCAAACGGTATGGTTGCTGGTATGATGTTTTATTTTCAAAGAAGCGATGCTAATTTGCGAAATGAATGGTCAAATTATTCCAATTGGCCATATAATTACGCACCATATGATATAACACCGGCTCCAACTGGAGGCGATTATACATTCCCTGTTGTAAGAACAAATCCAGACGGAAGTCAAACAACTGTTAATATTGGCCCTGGTGTAAATCCTGATGGCCAAACTACACCATGGTATATTACGGGCGGTGCTCACGCAGCAAATACAAAGGGTATATTAACTAATATGGCTATATTATTAGATGGGTCTTACAGGGAGAATGCTCAACCCGTTGGTGTTTATAATTATATTGAAAAATGGTTAAAAACTGTTGGGGCTGCTCCACTTGGGTTGTATTGTTACAATTATTGTCTAGGTAATAACCCGTTAGATTTGCAGCCAATGGGTGCCATTAACATGAGTCGTTTTACTACAATTGAACTTGAATTTAATACAATTGTGCCAACTTTGGATCCGTATGCACAATCATTAGCAATTTGTGATCCACAAACCGGAAATATCATTGGCATTAACAAGCCCACGTGGAGAATTTATGATTACAATTTTGACCTAACTATTTTGGAAGAGAGATGGAACGTGGTTACATTTGTTGGTGGAAATTGTGGTCTTATGTATGCAACTTAATCTATCAGTGGGCGTTTTATTATTCCACTATTTTTAATATTGTTTTATATTATAGATGAAAAAGGCAATCTATAATATGAAATACATGAAATACCAGAAATACTTTACAATGCTAGTAATAATATTGCTAATTATTTTTGCACTTATAATTGTGTATGCATATTACTCTGGTTCGTGTCAAATAACGACCAAAAAATATGAATGCGGTGATACATTTTGTCTTTACAAGGAATTTCCTGAAAAATTAAATAGCAATATAATGAGCGAGATACAATCCATGTTGGGAAATAAAGGCATCCAAAAACGCGTTGAAATCGCGTCTTTTACAGAAAATATAGCAAATTGTGCTCTGCCAAATAAAGCAGGAGTAACCGTCCCAACAGGTCAAGTTGCAAAGAATTCCAAAAGTATTATTCCATTTTATCAGAATGAATTGTGCAACAAAATTTCAGAACTGCTCGGAGTCAAAGTATATCCAACTGACTTATCATTTCCAACGTCGTGTGTCTTACTTATTTATGAAAATGAAGGGGATTGGATTAATTGGCATTATGATTATAATTATTATAATGGCCGGTTTTTTACTGTATTAATTCCGATAACAACCGACCTTACATGCACCAAGTTTGAATTTAAAAATGACAAGAACGAAGTT